GTTCTTTTTTAGCATTAGGCGGTTTAGGGTTATACTTTCTAAAAAATGAAGATAATGAATACAATGAAAATGTAAATACTGACAAACTAGATAAAAATTCAAATACTGACAAACTAGATGAAAATTTAAATACTGACAAACTAGATGAAAATGCAAATACTGACAAACTAGATGAAAATGCAAATACTGACAAAATATATAAGAACAAAAATAAAACAAAAGTATATAGAAAACGCCATCAAAAAACATCTTCCAAACAAAAATACTAAAACGCTATAATATTAAATGATAATTTTTACAAATATATTATATAGTTAATATCATATACAGATTTATTATATTTTATTTTTGATGTATATGTTATCTTATTAAAATTACATAATTGTCTCAATATAGTTGTAAAAGAATTATATGTTACTTTTCTTTCTATATACTTAAGTTTTGAATTATAATAATACTCTTTTAAACTAGATAAAAAAGTAAGTATTTCTCCAGTATATATACCCTTTTTAAAATTATCAGAATTTAAAATGTAATATTTATCATTTTTTGTGCAAATATTATCTAATAAATTTATAATTAATTCATTTGGCACTCCTTTTTTAAATATTTGAGTTGACATTTATATAGTAAAATTATAAAAAAATATGTAAATGCAAACTATTTTCACGTGTGTAATATATTTATCAAGTTATTTGTAAAAAGCGCTAATTCTATTTCATCTTCATGAATATTGTGAAAAATAGTTATATACTTACATAAAAAAGGGATAATTTTATATTTATCGTCTTCACTCAATATAGTTGTGCTTTTCATAAATAAAAAATAATTGTCAAATATATCAATTACAGAATAACCTTGGTCATATAAATCATATATTATTTTAATTGCCTTATCTAATTGTTGCGCTTTTACATAACTGGTATATTCTTGGAATGTTATAAAACTAATATTCGAGCATAATCTCATTGCTAAGCTAAGAGTAATTTTTGTATTTAATAATTTAAATTTTTCCATATAATTTATTAATACTTTTACCGTGTTATTTGATAAATTTATAATTAACTCTTCTGCATCTTCGTCAATAATTATGTTTTGATTTATTTTTATTTTTTGTAATATTTTTACGAGAATTTCTCTCTGAATTGGTTTTAATTTTATAATATTAAATCTGGATTGAATATTTTCAATCACTTTTTGAATATTACTACACGAAGCTATAAAATGAACTTTATTATTAAATTTATCAATACAATTTCTAAAAACTTGTTGACTTTGCTCATTAATCATATCAATATCATCTAATACAATTATTTTTTTTTTATTTTTAATTATAGAACACGTTTGACAAAATGTCTTTACATCATTTCTGTAATAATTAATCCCCTGTTCCTTTAAATTGTTTATATACAAAATGTTCGATACATAATCAGTATAAGAATAGTCTTTGTAGTATTCTTTAATAATTGAATTTAATATAGATGTTTTACCTGACGCAATATCACCTATTAATAATAAATTTAAATTATCAATTAATATAAACGATTCTAATATATCTATCATTTCATTATCACAATCAAAATCTTTAAAATATATTGGTTGAAACTTATTGATAAATAATTCATTTTCTTCTATATTCATTAAATAACTAATTAATATTAGTTATTTTATATTTAAGTATTTCTTTAGAAATATTATAAAAATGTCAAAAGACTATTATAATATATTAGGCGTGAATGAAAGTGCAAATGAAAGTGAAATTAAAAAAGCATATAGGGGACTTTCTTTAAAATATCATCCTGATAAAAATAAAACCGTAGAAGCGATTGATTTATATAAAGACATTAATGAAGCATATGAAATATTAGGTAATCCACAAAAGAAATCCGCATATGATAATGAGAGAAACAACCTTAATAATAATTTTATGCGGATGAATATGAATATGAATATGCCAATGCCAACACCAAATGATATTTTTAACTCTTTTTTTTGTATGCGGGAATTTACCCCTGGTAATGGTTTTGGCGAAGGGGGAGGACCTCAAATTCATATTTTTCGAAATGGTCACCCAGTTAATATTATGGAACAGTTGCAAAAACCTGTACCTATCATAAAAACATTACGTGTTGATATGATACAAGTTTTTCAAGGTGGTTCTTTTCCTATAGAAATTGAAAGATGGATAAATAATAATAATACAAAAATATTTGAAAAAGAAACTATTTATATAAATTTACCGCAAGGTGTCGATGATAATGAAATTATTTTATTAGAAAATAAAGGAAATATTATAAATAATCAATTTAAAGGAGATATCAAAATTATTGTAGAAATAAACAATGAAACAGAATATAAAAGAAAGGGTTTAGATTTAATTTATGAAAAAAATATCACACTTAAAGAAGCACTTTGTGGTTTTAAGTTTCAACTTAATTTTATTGATAACAAGATGTACACAATTAATAACTTAACAGGAAATATTATTGTGCCCGAATATAAAAAAATAATACCTAATATGGGCATTATTCGCGAAGGACATCAAGGAAATCTTATTATTATTTTTCATATAGATTTTCCAAATAAATTAACAGAAGAACAAATAAATAAATTAACAGAAATATTATAATATATTTAATTTATAAATGGCGGGTAGACCAAAAAATATTAGATGTATTCAGTCTTTAATTAATAACATCGACAATAACACCGACGCAGGACCTATGAAAATGGGCACTGCTCCTAGTGTAGGAGTAACACGCAACTATTGGAATAATTATCAAAGAGATTGTAACACTACAGCTAATAAACCTAAAAAAAGTTACAATAATATGGTCTTTTTAAATATTAATCCAGCACAAACGCCGGTTTCATGCGGGTTTACGCAAAGCACAAATTATAATTATTCATATATTCCAAATCATCCTTATCCTAATTATTTGACAGACTATAATACAAATTATCACAATCATTATTATAGACCTTATTTGCCTAAACAGCAACAACAAATTGTAGTTTCTCAAGATATTGTAAATAAATATAATAGTTTATTACAAACATATTTATCAAGTAAATATAAATAATTGTAAATAATGATTATTATGTGGAAAATGCGAACTTCTATTTTGGTATGCCATATGGAAGATATCCATTTGGATTATATACATAATTGTTATATTGTCCTAAATGAGTATAAAATTGCCCACAATTACTATTATTTTTACAAATTGTAGCAAGTCTATTTTTTGCTCTTCTATTAGATATACTTTGTGCACCTACTCCACTTTGACCAGGAGTATATTTATTCCATAATTCAGTTGGTTTATTACAAATCAAACCATATTTAGGATTTTTCCTTCCACCAACACCTGTATTTTTTTTATAAAGAAATCCATAATCACCATACCAAAATTGACCATTTGAGTTACTTCCTGTTCCAAAACCTTTAAAATAACTCATTTATATATTAGCAAAATATAATTATAAAAATAATTATATTTTCACGTATTTTACATACTTTTACATTTATGTTTAAGCATAAGGATACTTTTACGAAATTTTTCTGGTTGGGATTTCTGCATGAACCACATAGATAGAATTCTCAGTAACAATAATAATCTCTGTCCCACTTTTATATAACTTTGATATATCAGAGGTATATTCTTCTTCTGATTTTACTAATAACTTTTCACCAGTACTCTTTACACCAATCATTGCTTTTTTTTCTAATGACATGATCCAATAATCCATCATAATAGGTTTATCTTCTGTTATTGATAGTTTAACAATATGTTTTAAAGTTGCGTCCGAAGGCAAAGTATAGTTTGTTTTTGTTTCTGTCATTTATATAAATTAAAATTATAAGTCTTTAAATATTTTTTACTAAAATATAATTTAATATTTATATTGAATAAAAATATAAACCAATTTTACATAAAAAAATGTATAATTCTTGTTGGATATATAAAAAACGATTCACTGATTTGAAAACAACCTATATCGGATATAAAATATATCAGATATAAAAATATTTAATATCATTATTCGTTTTGGTCAATGTTAATTTTTATAGTTTTTGTTCTTGACTGTTTATTCATTTTATCTTTTGTAATATTTTCTGTAATATTACTTTCGTGATGAATATTATTATATTCTATAATTAATATTTTTTTTAAAAATTCATAAATAATCATTATTATATTTTTATCACATTTACCACTTATCAAAATACTACCCGTTCTAAAAATCATAAAAGAGACATCTTGTAAATTTTCGCCATTTATTTTATTCTTTTCTGATTGTTGACAACCTGTCTGTTCTTTATCATTTGGATTATAGTAAAATTTACATTGAATACCCGGATAAGAACACGGATCATATATGGTTTGAATATTATATTTAAATTTTAATATATTATGAAGCTTGTCTCTATCAATATAATAACCACAGTTAAAATTTGAGTTAATAAGCACAGTTTCACTGCTATTTGGTTTATATGCTAATTTATTATGCACATTTGGTTGTAAAACGTCAATGACTTGTTCCAAAACTTTAACAAATGTTGTTTCATCTTGTATCCCGGGTATTTCTAATTTACCAGTATTAAAAATCTTTACATGAAATTCTTTAAATTTGTCTTCTATTTTTAAACGAATAATTAAAACTACACAATTATAAAAAGCACTTTTATTCTTTCTTTTATTGTTTGTTCTACATTCCAGTATATCTTTTTTACAAATTCCTATTGAAATTTTGCGCACATCTTTGAATTTAATTCTACCTGTAGGATTATTAATATTTGTTATAATATGTTCTTTATACATTGTATCTTTTAATTTATATAATTTTTCTTTAATTAAATCAAGCTCGTGACTTTCCGTTGTATTAAATTTCATTTCTTTTTTTATTACTCCACATTTTTGCTCATAATAAGTTAGTAATGGGATTGCCCAAAATATTTCTGCTAATTCTATTGAACTATTTAAAAATGCTATTTTTGTTGTGGTCGATATATATATATCAGTCACTTTAGGTATTTCACCATTTAAATCATTTAATACATCTTCTAAAATATATTCATTATTATTTTTATCAGTATCATCTACCGTATATGTTTCTTCATTACTTAATGATATAAAATTATTCCATTCTTCATCTATATTCATTTTTATATATTATCTAATTCTAACTTTAAATTATTTAAATTTATTTCAATTATTTTTTTTATATATAATATAGAGTTATCTAGTATGATAATATAAATTTTTTATATTGTTTACCTAATAACACTCAAAAACAATATATTTATTCACATATGAACTATAACTAATTTGAATGTATCATTTTTGCTATTTTAGACATTGAATAATTTACATAAATATTATTATTTATATTTTGAGAATGTATTATATTTTCAATACATAACAATAATTCACTTGTTAGGTTGATTACATTATTACGAATAATATAATTGAAAAAATTCTTAATTATGTTTTTTTTGTCAATATTATAATTTTTACTTACTGTGTGAATATAACTATTTATTTTTTCAATAGGCGTATGACACTTTATTTTATTAAGTATATCTTCCCAGACTTTATTTTCTATTATATTACATAATACATTTGATTTATCCAATTTTACAATATCTTGATTTGATTGCATACAATTTATCATACTTCTTAAATCAGATTTGAAAAGTGTTTGTATATTGCGCAATGACTCATCGGTCAAGTTTAATCTTTCTTCATTAGATATGTTTTTTAAAAAATTAATTATATGCTCTTTTGGTAATTGATTAAATCTTAAACGCATAAATTCATTTTGTAAGCTTTCATCTATTTTACTTATATAGTTGCATATTAAACAAAACCTAACCGTATTTGTATAGTTTTGTAATAAATACCTTAATGCTTGTTGTGCATTTTTTGTCATATAGTCTACTTCATCAAGTATCACAAACTTCATTCCATTATTAAATAGTGGTTTTGAATTCACAAAGTTGTTTATTTGGTTTCTTATAATATCAATACCGCGCTCATCTGACGCATTCAAATGAATTATTAAATCTTTGTTTTTAGAACCTAATTTATTTTGATAACTATTTATTAAATTTATGATTGTTGTTGTTTTTCCAGTTCCTGGAGGACCGTAAATTAATATATTTGGAAAAACACCAGTTTTTATTATATTTTCCAATATAGTCTTATTTAACGGGTCTAGCACAATATCATTCAATTCTTTGGGTCTATATTTTTCTACCCATACATAACCACTCATATAAATTAATATATTTATATTATTTTAAGTCATTACAACAATATAAATAAAATTGATATAAATATATTTTTAAATTTACGTTATATAACTATTAAAATTATTAAAATTATTAAAATTATTAAAATTATAAAATTATATAAAAATGTCTTCGTTTGTGCTTCATACTCACGGTTACCTAGAAATTATTATAGGTCCTATGTTTGCAGGTAAAACTACTAAGCTAGTAGAAATTTATAATATGTGCATACAAAATAATATTTCTGTTTGTGTCATAAATCACGTTTATGATGATAGATATCACGAAACAATGATGTCAACACACGATAAAATTATGGTTTCTTGTATAAAAGCAAAGGATTTGAATGATATCATAAATGAAGATATTTATATACAATCACAAGTTATTTTAATAAATGAGAGTCAGTTTTTTAGTGATCTACACGAGTCTGTTATCACTATGTTACAATCTAATAAAAATATTTACGTTTCTGGATTAGATGGAGATTTTCAAATGAAAAAAATAGGACATATCATAGACATTATACCTTTGTGCGATAAAGTAACTAAACTTACTTCTATTTGTTCTTTATGCAATAATGGTACCCCTGGAATATTTTCAAAAAGAATAACTAATGAAAATACACAAGTTGTGATTGGTTCTAATAATTATATATCGTTATGTAGAAAATGTTATAATATATATTAAAACTATTTAAATTAATAAATATTAATAAACTATACATATTTATGTCACTAGAAAATTTAAAACCTAAAAGAGGGAGAAAACCTAAAATTATCGATGAAAATATTAACTTAGTTCAAGATACAAATAATATAGTTTGCAATTTTGAAGAATTTCAAGAGGAAAAAGAATGTGAAACAGAATGCGAAAAAGAATGTGAAACAGAAAATCAAATAAAAACAATGAAAAAACGCGGTAGAAAACCTAAAGGAGGAAAAATAATTCAACAAATAGTACCGATTTTCAATAATAATGAAACAAAAACAAATGTAATATTACACTTTAAGTGTTCTTTAAAAGATTTACATAATAATTTATTGAACAATAATATTAATTCTTATGATATAACCAGCAAAAAAGATTTAACTTATGATGTTATTTCAT